GCAGAAGTCTCCACTCCCGGTCATCCATGCCCTCGTGCAACTTCCAGCCAGTTTTCGTCAGGTTGCGAAACCAATCCGGTTGTAGGACCCATTGAAGATTTTGACCTCTCTCGTCCTCAACCAAAAATCGCACCAGACGACCCCCGACTATGCTCGCACGGGACAGCTGCTCAATCGGATAAGGCTTGCCGCCAGTGATCTTCTGATTTAACTGCGCAGCCGTTCGGTCCATTTGTGACAACAATCGCTCGGAATTTGAAAAACGCAATTGATCGTCGCCACACGGCATCAAACCGAAATTCACCTTCCCCAAAGCAGCCAAAAACGCCTTCTCGCCATTGGCCATGGCACCCCAACCAAGCTGGTCCACCGCAATCATCGCCAAATTGAGGGCGACGTTCCTCATAGTCCCTTCGACCGAGGTGTAGACGTACCCGCTTGTCAAGGGCGGATCCGTGGTGACCTTCATGGTTTTCCTCCGATTCCCATCGCGAACAGAGATCACTTGCTTGGTTCGGGGATTGAGCCAATAGTCGACGATCTTTTTCAACAAAGGACATCCAAACATGCTTTTCTGCATGGATCGTCGAAGCCAAATGGCGATGCGGAAAAATTCGTCCCGTTGCCGGGAGTCGAATTTCGAGAAATCAGCGGAACTGCAGTACGCGAAGTCATAGCGCTGCAGCCACTGAGTGAACCACGTCCCAACCGACACCGAGTCTTTGCATCCAGGGTAATAGATGCGGGACATGATTGGGTCCGCATTGTCCGGACGCCAATGCCTCTCCAGCCACTTCAGCATCACGTGGCTATGGACCAACTCGACCGCAGCCACTCGCATGGAGTGGTAATTGCAGATTCCGCGTGCTGTCGAGATGGTGTCCACGGCAAAGGTGTCAACGCTGCCGGCGAAAGTCCTGGACAAATTCGGCAAAGTCACAGGGATACGATGATGTATGAATTGCGTCTCCCCGTAGCCATTCTTGATCTCATACTTGATGAAGAGATCAATATGCATGTCCTTCGGAAAACTAAATTCCGAGACATTTCGCACGACACAATACTCAACCCAATACCGCGCCCTCTTGTCCGGGTCAAAATGCTGTATGGCCTCCTTGAACAGCGTGGTAAAAGCGGCTGTTCCGAACTCAGGCACATACAATTCCCCTCTCGGGAAAATGTGTTTGCTGATGACCCTCACAAATTCTCGAAAAGTGGCGCGGTTCATCGG